AGCTATGTTGAATTAAAAATAGGTATAAACTATCGTCTATACCTTAAAACTTTCAATCTCGTTCATTCTATGAGGTCGTTTTTTTTGAAAACATCATAAACATCTTGAGGAGTTAGCATATAATACTTTTTAGGCTGAAAAATGTTATATCTCAAGTCTAGCAACTCTGCTATCCACTCACTACAAGTATATTTATTTTTATTCTGTAATCTTCTATTAAAAATATTTGATAAAATTATAGCTTTCCAATCATATTTTGCCCCTTGTGTTTTGTCAAAAAAGTCATTGACTATCCACTCTAACTTATCATCTATTTTTAACTCTATACTATCCCATTTATCACTAGATAAATCATATTTTTTACATCTTACAGACTGTTCGTTGGATATACCAACTAAATATGTGTTATTAACATATAATTCACAATGTGAATAACTTGAGTTAGTCCACCACTTTATAAGTCTGCTCCACCATCTATAATTACTTTTATAAAACACTAGCTTAAGATTATTTATTTTCATTTGTCCACTTTTCCTCTAGATTATAATTTTTTAAATCTTCATCCGATAATTGAGGTAGTTCCTCTCTTAGCTTACTTGCTGTTCTCATTGCTCTGGTAGTTTGTTGTTGCATTGTCATAGCAAGTTGCATTAGTTCTTGTATAGATAATGTTACATAATGTTCTTTTTCTTCTTTATCATACATTTTCCAATCTTTGAACTCGGTTTGATGTGTTGCTTGCATTAGTGATATTACTTTTAACAAACTTGTTTGGTCTTGCAACTCTCTATTCGGTTGCAAGTACTCTTTAAATTCAAATGGTTTTTCTTTTTCTTCTTGCTCTTTGTAATAAATTTGTCTTTCATAAAATTTTAGTGCTTGTTCTCGATTGAACAGCACTTTATTATTTTCTATATATTCAAATTGTTTCAATTCAATAGTTTTAATCACATCATTTTCAATTAGTTCATTATATGCTAATGTATATTTACCTTGTCGGTATAGTTCTTCTTTGCTAAATACTTTTTCATAGTCTAGTATTTCACAATCTTTATACAATTCTGCTAGTATCTCTTGTGGCACTTCATCATACACACTAGCTATTAATTCATCATTTTTATATATGTATTTCATTTTATCTCCTTTCTATTTAAGAGGTATCCCATGTGTTATCCACTCCATATCAAAGTAATAAGTATCTGCTTCAGGGTGTTTATCACCATTGTCACCACTACTTAGTCCGTATACAAAATCATTTATCATATCATTTATATAAAATTCATCATTTTTATGCTTTTCCCACTCTGAATTATCAGTATTAGGATTATGTTCTTTCCATATGTCATAACCATATTTATATGAACCATTTATAATATATTGTGTGTCGCGGTCGTCTTGTTTACATCTTTTATAACATATTATTTTTGACTGTAGTGTTTCATAAGCATCCGTACAATCATCACCATTACTGTCACAACTGGTATAGCTAGATAATCTTGTTTTGTATTCTGTTACTATATGTTTTATTTCATTTTTCATAGCCATCATTACTTCTTGATATGTTAGTATTTTAGTTCTTTCAGCGATTTTATTTACATATGTTATAAAACTATCTATAATTTCTTTTCTAGGGTTGCTATTAAATATGTAATGAAATATTTTGATTTCCTTAATATCAAAACTTAAGTGTCCAATGGAATGACTTTGGTTATATCCTTTTGCTAATTCAGTAACTTTAGCATTTTTTTCTGTATTGTACAATTCAAAATAATCTTCATTAGGATATAGCTTTTTTAATTCTTCTTTTACTTTAGAATATAAAGGATTATTGTATAATTTTTTAAATAAATTCATCATTGTGTTACTGGTATAAAAGTTTATAAGATTTCTAATATTTTCGGTATATGAGTGAAAATATTTAAATGGTTTATCTCCTATTCGTAAAGGGTAAATATCAAAATCTAGTAATACTGTAAATAACCAGTCATTATAATTTCCTACTCCGTCATAAGATTCTACTAATTCACTTGTTACTACAAGATTTCCCCACCAAAAGAAATCATCAAAATTCATACTATTATAATATCTCGGTGCAAAATAAGTTAGGCTACTATAATTACTTATATCACCACTATATTTAACTGTGATGTTCTCATTTTGATAACCTGAATGATTTGTGAAAGCTATGCTTTTTACTGTATAAGGTAATTTTGTAATACATAAGTCTTGTGTAGATGTACCAACTTTTTCATTATTTCTATTGTACCAGTCTATACCTCTATTAAATTTTTCAGGATTTTTTGGTGCTTCCTCTAATTGAAAAGATAAACCATTTATAACTTTAACTCCAACATATCTTGTAAAAGTGTATGGAACTTTTTTATTCGTGTTAGGGTTATAACATAGCCCATCTGTATTTCCGTTGCCATAAATATCATCATTAAACCTAGTAAAAATACCTTTAGTCCCATTACTATCTATTCCCATTAAAGGGTGTTCTGATGTATAAGAACTTATCCCCATATTATCATATAAATATTTTGGGTTTCTTGTGTCATTTTGTTTCCAAAATCCATAAACTGTTTTAACAATGTATTCTCCGTCTCTCAAAAATTCAAAATCTAAACTTCCATGACTTGCTCCATACCATGCAACATCATAAGTCCCACTGTTATAAAAGTCGTTAACTGTATGAATAAGTGTTCTAGCATACTCAATACCATTTATACTAAAAGTATTATTTGCTCCACATATATTTTCTAAATCTTTATACCACTTTACAGAAGTTTTTTTTTAATATTGTTCCAATTTAATCCTTCTCCACCACCTTGTCCTAATGACAACTTTGTGCAAGTTTCTTTATTTGGAACCGTTATATTTCCGTTCTTTTTAACTTTATAAAAATAAAACTGTCCGTTAGGGTTATATATTAATATATCATTTTTGCTTACATCGATTGAGTTCTTGCCGTCCAACTCTTTTATATTTGTTTCTTGTCCTAAAATTGCCTTGATTGTTTTACTTAGCAATTTTAAGTCTATTTTTTTATTCGCCATTTTATACTCCTTTTAATTCATATGCTACCATACAAGCATAACCATCACTAACTTGTTCAAATGTATAACCTTCAAATGCTATTGCATTACAATTATTTATAGTATATTGTTCATCAGAACTATTTAACTGTTGGATATTACCTCTAGTAATTTCTTTATGGTCTTTATTATACATTACACATTCTCTATCAGTACCATCATTGTATGCTCCTAATGTTACAAGTCCAAACATATTGTCTCTTAATACATTATTTAAGTTTTCAGGACTATCCTCTTTTTTGAACTCTCTTTTTTCAAATGAAGATACTATATAAGAACGATTGTATTGTTTAACATATTTTTGTAATTCTTTAGCATATCTAATATTATTTCTTATACTTTCATCTTCCACAAATAATTTTAAAATTCGTTTTTTAAGATTAAAGTCCATTATTTTCATAGCATTTGGTGCCATTAATGTAGCTTCTAAAATATTTGGGTTCTTGAACCAAGCGTCCATATCAGAGTTAAATATAGTAATATCTATCATATGGTCTTTAATTTGTCTATCATTAAAGAAATACAATCGCCCAACAGGGTTATCTAATAAATCATTGAATATATTAATATCATGTACAATATCCTGCACTATTAATTTATTATTCCGTACTGTAACAGTCATAAAAATATCTGAACCAAATGCAATTTTTCTTAGTCTAGGGTCTTTTACAATAGCTTCTCCACCATCTGCACGATTTGTAAGTAAATCTTTACAATATTCTACAGTATTTAATTTCTGTTTAGCTTCTTCATTTGTTAAATCTAATATAGGGTCTGTTTCTGAGTGATGATGTTCTTCAGGAGTAGGCTTTTCTTCTTTTTCTATAAATCCAGTTAAGTCATTTTTTAAGTCATTGTAACTCGCCATTGATATTAATGCTTCTACTTGTTCTTTTGTTAGTGCTTTGTTTTTGTCTAGCTTATTATTTGTTAAATAGTCTATTTGTGATTGATAATTTCTACTTGTGAACTCAATATTTATCAATTCTCTTATACTATTTTTACTTATTTTACCTGCAACAGTGTCTGTACTATCGTGTACCTCTTCTGGTAGTAGTATGTCTTTAACTAAGCCATTTTTGGTTACTTTAATAGTTCTATCTACTAGCTTAACATCTGTTATAACATCTGTTATATTTGCTTTCTTTGCAAACTCTCTCGATACAATACTATTTAAATCTGATAATTTTAAAAGTGCCTTGCTGTTATAGTCGATTGAAAAATTAGCATTTCTATCAACTGATAATATTAAATCAAAATTAATAGTTACAACACCATCGCCCATATCAGGAGGTATAAAATCTGAATTACTAGCTGTAACTACAGCAAATAAATCATTGTGTGAATATATTCCGATAGCCCTTAATTCATAGCCGTCTCGTTCTCCCTCGTTATTAATTATAGCTGTTACTTTTAGTTTATCTTCTATTAACTCAATATTTGTTATGGGTACTGATTTTTTAATTCTATCTAATTGTGATAAATTAGGTAACATCTCATCTGTCAAACTATTAATATCAGACACCTTAACATCTGTTAGTTGTAATGTCTTACCATTTAATGTGCTTTGTAATAACTGTACTCCTTTTGTAGTTATTACTGGTCTATTCCATTTTGCCAAATTTAACCTCCTATCCTATAACTTCTAAATTCTGCTATTACATTACCATAATATGTATTACCATTTATGGTATATCTAACTGTATTGTTTTGTTTTATCCCCATATTAGCAGGTATGAAACCTCTCAAACTATTAATAACTATATTATTTCTGTTATAGTCTGGTATATGAGTTTCTATGTTTATATTGTATTTATCATAATCAATTAATAAATTGTACTGGTCTTTACCTAGTAAAAAATCTAACTTTTTGATTAAATTTCTATAAGTATATGGCAACTCTCCTTGCCAACCACTAAGAACTTGATATCGTCTAGTTTCTAATGGTAAACTTTCATCTATGAAACCATTCAATAAATACTCAAAAACTTTTATACCCTCGTGGTCGCAAGTTGATATAAATGTATTAAACAATGTTTTTTTAAGTCTGTAATATATGAGTTGTAGTTCTATATCCTCATTCTTTAAAATATATTGAAACTCCCTCAATTCTGCCATAAATTTTGGTAATTCTTCACTCAAATTAACAACAGTATCAAGTTGGGTATTATTTAATTTTTCATAATTTATCATTATTGCACCTCTACTATATCTACTAACTTAGGTATTTTATTATTTTCAAGTGCATAGTTACCGACTTTTCCATTTATTTTTAATTCTGTTATATCCTCAACATTGTTTAGGTTTAATAATCTTGAAATAATATGGGCAGGTCTTAATATTATCTGCTCTTTGTGCCACTTCTTTTTTAGTTCTGTAAAATATTGATTAATTTGTGTTTTAAATTCTTCTTTCTTGTTTTCAAACCTTATTAATGTATTAAATGTAGCTTTAATACTTAAAGTTATATTTTCATCTTCAACAGTATCAACTGTTACTATATGTCCTATAGGTGCTAATCCAACACCTGTTCCGTCTTGTGTTGGGTCTAGTTTGTTTTGTACAAAATTTATCGTTTCACTATTTGCTTTGTTATAATTACTATCTAATATAGTTACCTTAACACTTCCACCACCTTTCCAAATAGGTGTTACCTTACAACTTCCTACACCATTTATAGCTAAAGTCTTTTCAATGTAGTCTGCTATATTACCACCAAAACTTCGCTCTTTGAAACTGTCAAAATATCGTTGTCTAAATCGTTCCGTTTCTTCTTCTTCTTTTCCATTAACTATTACACCTAATATTTGTGCATTTTGTAAACCTTTAACATAATCTATTTGAACTAATGTTCCACTATCTACATTACCTACTAAACCGGTTTGTTCACATTCTAACCTATATATATGCTTGTCGTTGTCAATAACACTATCTACAACAAAAACTACTCCATTATAATTAAATCTTATGCCTTTATTAACCTCAACATTAAATTGTGCTTTTATTATCGCTTTAGTTGCAGGGAATGGCTCTAGTCCTCTTTCTAATGCTCTTAATTTTAGAAATTCTTTACCTGCTGTAACTGCCATTGTTTCTTCAATTACTCCGTCTAGTGCATAATAAATACTTTCTATTTCTAAGGCAGCCGGTGCTAGTGCATCCCATATGATACTACCCTCTCTTTTATCTATTCCGTCTGGTATTCTCGATAACATTCTCGCCATTAAATTTTCAAAACTTTGTTTTTCGTGATACATTCATTACCCCCTTTCTATAGGTGTTGTGATGTCTAATACTCCATAATCTGTACTAACTTTAAATTTACATATTAATATGTCCTTATCTTTGATAAAATACTCAAAACTATACAATAAATTTATTCTATCATCAACTAATAGAGCCTCTTTTATTAATCGTTCTACTTCTGGTACAACATAACTCATTGGCTTACCTATTAGCTTGTGCAACTCGTTACCATAATTCCAACTATAGACTATATAGTCAAACCTATGTGTATTTAATACTTTGTATATACTTTGTTCTATGCTAGATAAGCCATTTATCATATTTTCCTTTATACAATTATTTGTTAAATCTATTTGGTATGTTAAACTAGGGTATTTTATTATGGTTATTTCTTCATCTTGTTTAGGTGTCATTTCTTCCACTCTCCCTCGGTCTTGTATTTACTAACTCTATCTAATACAACATACTTTTGTCCCCCATAAGCTTTTATTAATAGCACCTTTTCATTCTTCTTTAACTTATTATGTACTATTATTTTTTTCTTGCCTTTAATAGGGTGTAAGTGTGTTGTGTCTATATCATCAGACGGGAATGCAGAACCCGAACTTATTGTTTGGACCTTGTGTGTGTGCTTGTCTGTTTTAGGTATGTTTTTCTTTACTGTTTCCCATTGAACTGTTATGTCTATTTCGTGGTCTATAACATTTCTCGTTAAAATTAGATTTTCTTCTTCTAATGTTATTACATTATTTATTTTTATTTTTAAAGGGTCTACACCTACTACATCTCCATAATATATGTCCGTAAATTTATTAAAATCTATCGACTGTCCTATTAGTTGGTGTATTACTTCTGATAATTCCATTAATAATCAACTCCCAACAATACCATATCCATTGTATACTCGTTATTTGTGAACTTATGTGTTACTGTGTCAACTATAAAATAGTTTTGTGCTTTATTATCTAAAGTTACTGCAATCTTTGTACCACCTCGGATATTTATATCCGTTACAACTGTTGAAATTCTAAAACTTTTTTTCGGTACACTATAATATTTTAGTAGGTCTGCTCCATATTTACTTGCTTGACTTTCTGTTATTCTTTGTGTGCTTACTGTCTTTTGCAATACTCCCCATTTGTCCTCTAAAGTGCTATTTTCTGTAATAAAATTATTAATTTTATGGTCTTTGTCATCTTTGTAATATATTAAAATCTTGTTGTATGTTTCGCCATCTATGTTTTGTGAGTAACTGTATTTCAAAATACTTTCTCCGTCAATTAATAAATCAGTTTTTAAATCATTAAGCTTAGATAACTTTAACTCTCCATAGTCATCATACAATATATATTGTTGCAATCTACCTGCTTGCTTGTTTGCTAGCATTGTGTTTTCTAGTGCCTCATATATAATATCCATTAAGCTTTTATTTTCAACGATAACTTGTTTAGTTGCTATATCAACTTTAGTGTCTTCTATCGCACCAACTTTTAATCTAAATATACTTGCAATCTCTTTTATCAATTTACTTGCTGTTTTATTTTTGATTAGCATTGTATGTTGATTTTTAAGGTATCGCATTTGGTCGTAAGCTAAAACTTTGATTAAATCTCCCTCGGTTTCATCTATACCAAAAATATAGCCCTTAAATGCTTTAACATCTTTATATTTTAAAGTAACCATTTGTCCTAACTCAAAACTTTTTCCGTCTTCTTTCTTAAAGCTTATTCTTAAAGTGCTTGCTTTCCTTTTCATTCCTCGCTCTAATGTTATTGTGCCTATAGGCTCTATTAACTCATTATTTACTATTATTTCTAAATCTTCTGTGTCTTGTGATATTATACTCATGGTAAAAATGCCCCCACATGATGATTTTTGTGTATCAATAGATACTCGTGTTTGTCTGGATTAATATTTATTACTTTGATTTTATCTGTATAAGTTAGCTTATTTTTATTTTTAACATTTTTTACATCTTTAGCACTGCCTGTATGTTTTCTTAAAACTTTATTTAATGGTCGCCCTTTTGTGTCGACTAATTTTTGTTTTTTGTTGTTCTTTTTGGTGCTATTTCTTTTTTGTTCGACTATAGCTTTTTTCTTGTTTTCGTCTTCTTTATTAATTTTGTTTATTTCATTGATATATTCTGTACCTTGTACACTATGTTTTGTGTCTTCTATTTTAGATACATCAACTATAGTTTTCTTAACTACTTCTTTATACTCTTTAAATGTAAAATCAACTTTTAAATCTTCTCCATTTTCCCAATCTTCTGATAACTTATAATCTTCTAAACACACTGTATAATTACTGTTGAATAAATTATAATTGCTGTCTAATCTACTAATTATTAATTGAAACACTTGTTTAGTTATTTTTAAATTTTCTATCTTTTCTAAATAATATCTTATAGGTTTATATACTGCGTCTTTATGTCTAGCATAATTATAATTGAATGCAGGTAATTCTGCACTAAATGTTATAGTTACAAGTCCTACATCTTTTAATAAGTTTACTTCGCCACCATTTACTAAATCATAACTTTTATTTTTGTTTTTAGGTGTTATATTAATGTTGCTAGGTGTTATAGGTAGCAAAATATCATCTATATAAATGTCATACATTCTATTTTTACTTCTTCCAACAAAAGGTAATAAACTAACTATATCATAACCAGTATATCCAAACCCTAAGTCTAAATCTTCAGTATATTCTCTTACTTTTGTTTGAATTAAGCTTAACCCTCTATTTTCTATCTGTGATATTTGCTTATTTATCATTCCTGCTATATTCATTTATTTACCACCCCCAACAAGCCATTTTCAACTTCTGTTGATAATCTATCTACTAATTTATTTATCATATTTTCAACACTAAACTCTGTTTCTTCTTTATGATGTATGTTTGTTTCTGCCTTAACTGTTACATTTAATATTGGTCTTGTTATTTCATTGATACTTTCTCTGCTTGCAATATTTCTTAGTAGTTTCAAGTCTTCTTTCCATTCTTCTGTGCTTTCGGCTATCTTTCCTGTGTTGTTTTCTATTTTATCTAATTTTCCACCATTCGGATTTTTTAATTGTTGTCCTACTCCTTTATTTACATTACCTGAGATGTTTTTTAGTTGGTCGGCAATATTCTTTGGAGTGTCTATGCCTTTATCATCATAACCAAAAAAGTTTTTAATTCCTTTTCCTAGCCATTCAGACCCTTTATTTCCCCATTCGACACCTTTCAGAAAACTATTTTTAATATTTAAATATCCTGTTTCATGTCCTGTACGATTTTGTTTTCCAAAAACTTTTGTTCCAAAATGTGAAAATCCAAAATCTGCTCTATATTTTATCATTTTAACGGCAACACCACCTAGCTTACCTGCTAAGTTAGTTCCTGCTACTTTATCAACTTTAGCTAATAGTGTACTAAGTCCTTTTAGTGCCATTCCGACTATATTTGTTATTACTTGTGCTATTGCATTAAATATAACCTTAATAACACTGGCTATACCATTCAATAGACCCTCTAAACCATCTAATACTAGATTGCTAAATTTTATCATCATGTTTGCTATAAATATTAAAACATTTCCTACACAAGCACATAATGCCGTGAAACAACCAACTAATGCTCCTATATAGGTTACATACATGTTCTTAGCTTTAATTAACCATACTTGCAAAATTCTTATTGCAACTAATACAGCAACTATCGCAGCAACTATCCAGTTGATAGCACTAACGGCAGCAACACCACCACCGACTAAACCCTCTAAAAGAACATTTGTTATTGTTAACTGCCCATTTAAAAATGCTTGTGCCCAACCCCATGCTGTAGCAACTGCTCCACATATACCATCCCATATGGCAGCAAGTTTTTCTGCTCCGATTTTTAGTAAAAGCAAACCATATACTATACCTAAAGCGATTGCTATATCTAATAATACTCCTACAACAGGGTGTAAAGCATTATAAAATAAGTCGACAATGGTTAGTAAACCTACTATTACCATTCCTATTACTTGTAATATCGCACCAAAACCATTAATTATCCCCATAACTACTTTTGAATTCCCAACTTTATTTAAAAATACTAAAACTTTTTGTAATGATATTATTAATTTATTTGATATAATATTTCCTATTTGAGACCATTGTTTAGGTAATTTTTTAAATTTATTATCTAAATCATCTGCCATACTGAACATTGCATTTTTAATAACTTCTGCTGTTATTTTACCCTCACTACTTAACTTCTTTAATTCACTTCTTGGCACTCCCATTTCTTTGGTGATAGCCTCAATTAGCATAGGTGCATTTCTTAGCATACTTCTGTATTCATCACCTTGTAATTTGTTCGCAGCCAATGCTTGTGTCAACTGTAACATAGCCGATTTTGCTTCATCTGTTGTTGAACCACTTATCCTAAACATTTCTTGCATTAGTTGGTTAAATCTAACTAACTCTTGGTTGCTCTTGAATGTTTCTGCCGTTAGCATTTTCATTTTTATTGCATTATCTGAAAAGTCCAAATAATTGACACCTAAATTATTTGATACTGCTTGTAAACTTTTTTGTAGTTGTTCTTTAGCACCTTTTGTATCAGTTATCAAATTTAACTTAGCATCTATATTTACTACTTTGTCTGATATTTCAAAGAACACTTGCCCTGCATCTAGCAATGCTCTTGCAGCAAAATATGTGGTATTTAATTTAGATAAAAATCCAGTTATATTTCCAACACCATTTCTATATACATTTTGTAAGCGACTCATAAAATTTTTATGTGGCTCTAACTCAGGTATCTTAATATCCAACTTAGTGTTAAATGGTTGATATACACTACTAGCCTTGTTATAGTTGATTAAATTATCTAATGACGGAGTGTCAATGTGTGTTTTAACATTTAGTACCTTGTCTTTTATAGGTGTACTATTTATTCTATTAATGTCTGATAATAATTTCTCTCGTGAACTGTCTGACACTTGTTGTATTTTATTAAATGTTTTACTTGCTACATTTTGAAACCTAGTAAAATTATTTGCACTTACATTAGCAAAGTTGTCAATACTACCTGATAACTTATATATGGAACTTGTTAAGTTATCTATTAATTGTGATATTCTTGTAAGTTTATCACTAATGTTATCTTCAACACTAAACCTAGTCCTTACTTCTGCCATTTTATCTTCCTTTCTTCATTGCCTTTTTTTCTTCCTCTATCATTACCGATACACTCGCCACTATAAATGATTTTTCATTGTTACTTAATGAATAATATTCATGTGGTAGCATATGCTGTTTATGGAATAAATAGTGCAATAATTGTAATTCTAGGTTATCGCCTTTTATCCCTTTTTTATATCATCTACTACTTCTTGTGCATTATAATCGTGTAAGTCTGTTATATATCCAACTAAATTGTTAAATTCTCCAACTGTTAGCATTTCTTCTAGTAATTCATATGGTTCATATACATTGTAACTGTCTTGTAGTGCTTTATCGTTTAAGTTTGGATAAACTATACATTTTGTTATAAATGCTTTCATATAGTTGTTATTATCTATTGTAGGCACTAATATTCCTTTTGTTAGTTTTTGTGTTGTGTAATGTTCTCTTAAATGGTTCATTTCACTTGTACTTAATATTTTTATTTCCCATTTTATCGGATTTCCCTTGTTGTCTTTAAATCTATTGCTTACTATATATTCAACATTTTCAATTTTTGTATTATTTTCTTTAAAAAATACATTTAAATTTTCAGTCATTTTTTCTCCTTTTAATAAAAAAAGAACGGCACTATTATTGTGCCATTCCGTCTAATAAGTTAAATTTGTCGCCTAATCTCCAGTTTTCAAATGTAAACTCAAACTCTTCGTCTAATATTTCTGCTTCAGCATCTATTAATGCTACAACTAAATTATTTATATTGCAATTTTCTAATATTGTTTGTTGCTTTCCTGTTGTACTTGTAGGGTCTTCATTTTCAATTAACATATCAAAATAAAAGTCTTCCCCTGTATTTTTATATTTTTCTGCTAGTTCTCTAAAAATAGATGTCATATAGTGTAATTTACAAGTTCCTGAACCTTTCCAACCTACTGACTTATTAGCTTTTCCAGTTTGCCCCATTACTGCAACTTCTTTTTTTGTTCTTTCTACTTTCGCATTGACTGATAATACAGTCATTAGTAAAAATCTGTTATCTCCTATAGTAACATAACATCTTCCTAATGAACCACTAATTGCATCTTTACCTCTCATTATTGGTGTTGCCATTCTTTATTTCTCCTTTCTATGCTACAACTACAGTCATATATAATTGTTCCATACAGTTGACTGGTATTATTACATCATTTATGACTACTTGGTCTTTTTCTTCACCGCTTGTTACTTTGATGTCTTTATCCGTAAAGTTTTCTATTGCTCTTAATTGTTGGTACTTTTCGTGTAACAATACAACATCTTTCCACAATTCAGTTCTTCCGGCTCCGTCATTTGGTACTAAACCTAAATATTTCTTGTTAAATAAGTTTGCCATATCTATTGCTAATTGGTCTAATACTCTAATTGTTTGATTTTTGCTAAAGTCTTTTGTTCTATCTTTTCTGAATGATACAAATGTGTTTATGTCCGATAATATTTTTACATCGTCTCCAACCATATGTAATATTAGCTTACCACTCAACTTAGCCTCTGCTAACTCTTGTTGGTTTTCTTTCAATTCAAAAGTGTATTCTCCGTCATATTTTTTATTAGTACAAGACTTGTTTATAGGACAACCACCTAATGCTCCTGCTATCCATAATACACCTAAAGCCTCGTTTGTTTCATTTAATACTTTATTTTGAACAGATACTACACCCTCATAGTCTGCCTCATTATATCTATATAGTATTGTTTGGAATTTTGCTCCAACTTCTTCTCTCATTCTCTTAGTGTATGCAACAAATAATTTTTTAATACTTGTATCTGTTGTTGGTGTAGTTAAAATATTGAAATAGTATTTATCAATTTTATTCAAAAATTCTTGATATTCATTACCAGTTATAGTGTCTCCGTTTGTTCCACCTACAAAATAACTGACACCTTGTTCTAAATCATCACTCTTTTTAAATGATACAAATTTATTGTCTTTTAATTCATCCTTATTTTTAACTGATTGTACATCGACAACTATTCCATTCATTAGAGTTGTAACATCTTTTAGTTGACTATCATCTACATTATTTTTTATTTCAATAGCTAGTTTGTTACCTCTTTCACCCCCATATAGTGCTACACCATATTTACAACTAGCTTTTACTGCATTCTTTGATAATCTATATAAATATACTGTCTTTGCATTTAACAACAATTCTCTTATAGGTTTCAATTCAGCATCAGTATAGCTATATCCTAATAATTCTAATGAATTTTTTAACACATTATCGTTATTTAATTCTATGATTTCATTTTCAGCACCATATGTCAATTCCATTGCTACTGCTATATATCCTCTATCAGCTAAATCTACACTAGCCTTACTTTGTGAAATGAAATTAATATATGTCCCCGGTAATACTTTATTGTATAATGTGAATGTTCCTCCACCTAAAGCCATTATTCATTCTCCTTTCCTAAAAATTTATTTATAATTGTGTCTACTTCTTCTAAACTATATTCTTTATCATCATCTAGTAATGCCATTACTATATCTTGGTACTTTCTGTATCTTTTACTTTGTGATAAAGTTTTTTTATTATATGTATTATCCATTCATACCTACTTTCTTTTTTAATTCTTGCATAGTTGGTACTTTGTCTTTTTCTCTATATTCTATCCAACTATAATTTATACTTGCATTACAAACTGTAAATTTCGCTTGCTTACTGTTAAATGTTTTTTTACTACTTCCTAATCCTTCTGCTTTAAATGTATAATTATACCCTTTTAATATCAATCCTTTGTGAGGTAAAAATTCTAATAGCATTTTTAAATCATCACTCATTCCCATACATTCTAAAATATCCTCTGAATATATATCTATTAATACTAAAGTGTCGACTTGGTATCTATTGTCTACTAACAATTTACTTTGTGTATATACTATTAGTTTTATTACCTTTTGAAAATCTTCTTTTAAATCGTCTACTATAATGTCATAACTAGGATAGTTAGCTTTTAACAGTTTAGCTATACTTGCTACTAACTCTTTCATTTTGCAAACCTCTTTATATTCCGTTCTAATATGTCATTCGCCTTACCTTGAACTATAAACTCGCTTATCTCTTTAAAATGTTGTCCAACAACAAACCTACCACCAACTCTATGGTATCCGTCATTGACAAAACTTGAATAAAATGCCCAACCATCGCTTTTCGATACCCTTTGTGCAAAGTTTACCACTTCTATGTAATATGTATTATGATATTTTGTATAATTAAGTTGTGTCCAACTTCTTTTCATAAGTCCAGTATCAACAGGGGTATGTTCTACTAAAGTTTTTTCTAAAATATCTGCCCCCTCTCGAACAGTATTCTCTATAACTACTTTAGGTAGGACTTTTAATTCTTCCATACCTTTTAATTCTATTTTTACCCCCATTATGCTATACCGTCCTTTTGTGTCAATGCCACCATTTGATGTGTTCTCAATTTTTGAGGATATGAACTGTTAAACTCTTCTACAACTCCGGCTGATGTTGTTACTTTTACTGTTGAATTTAACGGAACATTTATGTCTAATGGCAACATTACAACATATTTATTATTAGTTGAATAGTAAACCCCACTCATCATAGGTTGAATTACATTGTCTATACATAATCTACATTTTATATTGTCATATAACACAACCTCTTTTGTAAGTGTTATTCCGTCTTCCACTACTTTGCCATTATGGTAAATACTACAAGTATCACAATATGTACTTTCTAATATTTCATTTGCTCTCTTTAATGCTATTTCCACACTACTAATCGCCATCGCACTAACTCCTCTTTACCATAATTGACTAAGTGGTCTATATATCTATCGTACAGTTGATTTTTTTGTGAGTATTTTATATCGGTTTCATATTCTTTTATTTCTATTATATTGTTCAATATCTCAAGGTTTGCCATACTTTTGTTTTCTTTAAATAATAAATTTGTTTGTAATTCTTTTCCAGCTATTCTGCAAGCTAATGTATATGTTAGTTCTCTAGGTATATCCTTTCTGTTTAAATAATTACATAGTTTTTCAGTTTCTATTTCATATAACATTTCCAAATTATCTCTACTATTATATTCTGTATCTTTGAATAAACCTTTAATAATTTGTAATGCAAAATTTATACATATTTCTTTTTCTATCATAGGTTACCACCTACTTTTTTTCTTTTTTAGTTTCTTCTGTTACCTTGTGTCCATAACTTTCAAACCATTTCTTATCTGTTTCAGATAATTCTTCTGTTTTACCATATCCATTTATAAAAGTTATATTAGCTAATTTACCATTGTAACTTTTATTTTTTAATTCTATATTAAACATATATCACTCCTATTGAATCTTGATATTTCTTAGCACTCCACAAGCTTTTGAATTTCTTATAACTGGTACTCCTCTTAATTCTACTAATCCTCTTGCTTGTTCGTTTGCTTGTGTAAAGTCTGGTAAAATTGCATCGATTGCTCCACCTCTGCTTGGGCTTAATACTTCTAGTCCGTCTTCTCCAAACCTTACAGCATATAATGATGTTTTACCTCCGTCAATAGGTATAGTTTCTTTATTATCATAAACACCTAGTTCTACTAAAGGTATTCCACCATTCCATGTTCCAACAAAATTACCTGCTTGTGATTGTGTTTCTGTTCCTAATCCTAATATTTTTGCTATTAATTTTATCTTATTAATTAATGTTGCATTTCCTAATATTGCATCAGGTTTTCCACTTAATAATGATAAAAAGTCATTCATTTTAGATGCAAACTCTAAAGCATTTTCTTTTACTTTTTCAAAAGTTGATAAGTCAAACCCTTGTGTGTCTACTTCTGTTGAGGCTTGTTTCAATAATGTGTCTAGTCCGTCAAATGATTTGCTGTCGCTTGCTTTTTGCCCATTAATTAGTTCATATGAGAAACCTTTTCTTAATGCTTTTATTTTTTGTTTCATTTGAAACGCTACTATATTTTCTACTCCACCTTGGTCTCTTAATGCTCTATCTATTGTAAATGAACCACCATATACTTTAACTTCTGCATTCTTTACATCTTGTTTTGCTTCACTATCAGTATATTTTCCGTTGATGTCTCTGAACCCTGTTTTACTTTCTTCTTTTACATATGTATATGAGGCTGTCCAACCTGCTCCACCAGTTATTGGATTAGCTATAAATTCAAATGGTATATTGCTAAAAATATAATCCCCTTTGATAAATTCGTCTATTACTCCTTTTTTTGTGTCATCGTGTAAATTTACTTTCACATCTGCTAATGTTACTGCCATTTATTATTCTCCTTTGTTATAAAAATTACTTATTGCATTCTCTAAACTAACAACCTTTGGTTCTTCTGTATTAGGTTTTCCTTTAGGTTCTGCACCATTTAAATTATTGTCAACGAACAAATAGCTTTTATTTTCTTTTAAAGTCTTTATTTGTTCTATTAAATTGTTATTGTCCTCACTTATCTTAGCCATATCCAAATGCGGTTTTATGGATATTGTATCCCTTGCTCCATTCTTTAATAACTCAACATCAATTAAATTTTCTAATTTTAATTTATTTACATCTTTTTCTAAATTTTCTTTAATGCTTGTTAAATTTTTAATATTTTCTGCCATTTCTTCGCTTTTATTTTCTGACTTGTAAGTGCTAAAGTCATTTTCTAGTTTAGTATATTTTTCTTTATAATCTTTTAACTCTGCATTTGCGGTGTTATATTTGTTATTTACTTCATCAAACCTATTCTTTGGTATCATATTTCCATACTTATTTAACACTTTCTCTGCTTGTTCTTTTTCTAGTCCTAAACTAATTAATTCTTCTAATGTCATTTCGTTCTCCTCTACTCGTTATTTTTACATGGTTATCGCCCATGATAGAATGAAATAGTAGTTTTACAACATACTTGGTTGAATTTTTTATATATCCTCTATTCCAGTTATATAACATCTACAATTTGCATGGTAAGGTGGCAATTCTGCATTTTCTAAATCTTCAATAACCCCCAAATGCTCAATACATATATCACAAGGAGTATTATTATTTAATACCACTACTGCTTTTGTATATCCTTTTTCTAACAATTCTTCTTGTAACCCCTCATTATATGCCCTTGAACTTTCTGTAACTATTAATCGTTTAGCTTTCCACTCTTCCATTCTTTCTATTTTTTCTAGGTTCTTTAACATTTTTTCATACTGTTTTGTTCCTAATATATCGTTTTTTATACTCTTTATACCCTTGCTAATGTATTCTTTATAATTACTTTTTGTTTTACTATAAATATCTCCTAAATACTCGCCTAGTAATTGTCGGCTTTCTTTCTCCAACATACTCAACTCGTTATCTATAGCCATTCTAACAAATTTATCTCTGCTCATTCTGTCTGGATTAAACATTTGACTAGCAAAATATAAATCTGCATAATTTCTTAAAAGTTTTTTATCGTCATTGTCTATCTTTTGCTCCTTGTTTTTGTTTAACTCTATTATCAATGCTATCTGGAGCAGGTGTTTCAACCTCATCTTTAGATACTTCTTTGTAAATGTCTTCTCTTTCATAATCTAGTTGCTCCTTTTTCAACCTATCTAGTTCAGTTTTTACATTACTTACAAATGGGTGTTTTGATAACATTGTTTCTGTTGATACTAAACTTGAACTTGCTAAACAATCTTGTATAGCTTGGCTTTCATTTACCATAACATCTCTATTAAATATTACTTTAACTTCATCTTCGGAATAGTCTACACCTTTTGTGATTAATATATATTTATTTATTATCTTGATAACATCCATCAAACTACTTTGAAACTCTAACTCTAATTCGTTCGCATCTAAGTCTATTGTGCTATACATACTTTGTATATTCATTTCATTAGGGTCGTGTCCTAACATCTCGTTCTTACTGTCAAACCCTCTCCCATTCTCTAATATACTTTTTGTTAGTATGTTAGCCATACTCTCATAGTTAGAAGCATTTACATCAACTGTTATTGTGTCAATGTCGGTGTTCTCATCTATACCAACACAACCATATTGTGTTAGATTATATCTAAACTTTTCGCCTTCAGGATTGTACCCTTTAACTATAAATATTGTGTTTCTCCAGTTCTGCTCCATATCATTTTTATAATCACTTAAATTTTCATTCAATGCGTCTTGTAATGTCTTTACTCTTGATAATAGTCCTAACTCATCATCATTGCATTTGAATGGTATCATAGGTATTATGCCCCACTTGCCATTATCCATTCCTTTTTGTAAGTATGGTTTAAATTCTGTTACTTTATCGTTGATACTTACAGTAACACCCTCTACAGTATATTCTTCTTGGTATTGTATTAAATTATTGTGTTCATCATAATAATTAAATGCTCTAATAACTTTTTCTAACTCTGTATGTTCTTTGTCTGCCCAAATAGGTATTACCTCTTTTGAATTTATATTTTTAAAACATAACTCCCCATCTTTATTAATATAAATACATAACCAACCTATTCCGTACTTGTAACAATTTTTACACAATAAATATAAAGTCTTTAAAAATTTTGAGTCCATTATCTTATGTAATTCTTTTATATATTCTTGATTTTCTCCGTCTAGTGTTAGTGGTTTACTTAACACATAATTAGCTTTTTGGTCTAATAAATTTCTAAATCTATTGTCTACTAACTTATGATTAGGTACATTCTTTATATCAACCAAATTTCCGTCACTATCAATTGTTTGTTTTACTCTATACAATATATCATGGTCATATTCATAATATCTATCTGCTATTAGCATTTCTTTATATTTCTTGCTTGAATAAAATCTATCTAAATCCATTTTTTAACCCCCTTTCTTATATCCCAAACCATAGCTTGTTTGGTCTCTTTATATATTCTTGTAGTGCATATCTCATTGCATCCATTAAGTGGTTGTTTCTGTCTACAGGTACATTTGTTGGCTCTCCCCACTTGTCTTTCGACCATGAGTATTGACTTATTTCATTTATAAAGTTCTTACAGCTAGGATGTACATATATCTTGTACCCTTGTATAAATTGTATACCATTGTTTATACTGTCTCGCCCTTTCTTACTAGGCTTTATTCTTCTTAGTCCATAAGCTTTTAATTCATCTATACTTTTAGGTTCGGCACAGTCTGCAAAAATTTGCTCCTTGCTAAACCCTTTATTTTTTATCGCTTCATATATTTCTCTATTCTGCATTCTTAACTTGTATATTTCATCAAATACATATAGTTCTCTTGTTTCTTTGTTGATTATTCCACAAAAAAAAGCTGTTTCATCGTTGCTGTAACCAAAATCTAAGCCAAATATGGCTTTATAATCCCAACTCTTTCGCAAAATTTCTCTCCAGTCAAACTCTAACTCTTGCCAGTTTTCATATATTAATCCGTCTGTAATTCCCCATTGACCTAAGGCAGCGGTTTGATACCGCCTAGGATTGATTTCTTTCATTTCCTCTAGCATTTTTTTATAGTTCTCATCTATCCACTCATTACACTTATATGTTGTTGTTAGTGCCAACACATTGTCCGACTTCTTGTCAAAAAATCGTTTCTTTATCCAGTGTTTATCAGACCATGGATTAAGCGTTAAAGTTATACTATAAAAATAATCAGGTGGTAGTTCTCCCCTGATACTTTCATCTAATAAATTAAAATCTTCTTCCTTTTGTAATTCGTAACTTTCTTCTAACCATACAAAATTTAGTACACCTTTAGGCACTGAAATACTTGTTAGTTTTAGACCATTGTCTAACCCTCTAAATAATATCACTTGTCCCGTTGGCAAATATGTTAGTGTTAAAGGATTTTCAGTACATCTCCAGTACTCTTCTGCTCTGAACCTATATATCGCCCATTTTAAGTCTGAATAACAACTGTTTTTTAATGTTGAGTATACTCTTCTTACTACAAGTGCATTTGCTAGCGGATACTTCATTATGTTATATATCAGCCACAATGCCATTGTCTTACTCTTCTTTGAGGCTCTGGATCCTTTAACTACTCTATATCGACCTTTGAAATTCCAAAATGTCCCATATCCTTTACCTACTAGCTTAGGTAAGTCTATCTCTATCATTGCTCTCCTCGTTTAATTCTTTTATGATTTTTAACTCTTTTTCAGATAATACAAACTCTTTTGTATGATATAGTGGTGGTATTATATAGTCATTATATTTATCACTAACTAAGTACCCCCCCATAAAAATTTTTAGGTTTCATACTTTCAAGTGTTCTCACAAACACTCCTTTAGGTATTTTTACATATCTAGTAACATCTATATTGCAACTTGTCATAACATTAGGTGGATATTTATATCTTTCAGCCTTTTTACTTGGCTCTGTTAATAATTGTGCTAAATCAGGTGCGGTTCTTATTATGTTGTCTTCTAAATTTGTTACAAAACTTGTCGCAACTCTTGCACCATTCTCATATATTATCCTACTTTTAGTAACAACATGACATTTGGCTCTATATAAAGTAAATAATGTCAAATGAGGTGCAAATAAAAAATATTTTATATTATGTTCATTGTAATAGTCTACTATCTTACTTAAAATACTAAAGGGTGGATTATCTATAACAACACTATTCTCGGTGTAATTATAATTTATATAGTCGCCTCCCGGATAAAATGGTCGCTCTATTGTTTTATTACCTAAATTATACTCTTTTACTGCCCACTCTTTCACTTTCTCATATATATGAGGTGGTGTATAACAGTCATCTGTTGTTTTCTTTATCTTAAATTTTTCCACAAACTCTTCATAACTCTCCCCTCGTGCCATCTTCTAATCCTCCAGTTTACTTTCATTATTTATTATTACCATTTGTTGGTTGATTTGTGTTGTTGGTCTGAACATATTCATGCTCTTTCCTAAAAACTCACTCGCCTTTAGTCTTAGTGCTAGTGGTGTCGCCCTCTTGATTGTCCTTGCTTGTGTCAACCCTTGAAATGCCTCAACTACAACTTCTTCTTCTTCTATCTCTCCCCTTGCTATAGCTGTCCATAACTCTAATATCTCCTCATTTGTAGCTATGCTCTTTGATTTCTTACTATCTAATAATACTGCTATCTCATTCTGAACAAATGGACTTGTTATCCAGTTGTTGCCAGTAGATGATGATATACCTACTAACTCTGATGCCTTACTTACATTTCCCCCACAATTAATATAATATGAGGCAAATAGTTTTTGTTGTTGTGTTTTAAAATCTTTTTGAAAATCTTTTTTTGGTGTTAGCAATTCCATATATGCCCCCTTTCTAAAAAAAAATAGCTATCTCCTAGCTATTTCCACAATTATATCATACCATTTATTATATATGTTTGGAATAGCCAACTTTTCGCCATTTACTCGATTTTTTTATTCCACTTTTTTTCACTTGCCCAACCTACTATCAGCAACCATTTTCCTCCTACCCCCTTACCGATATGTTGTCAACTATACTTTACATCAAAATTTTATATTAAATATATATATTATTCTTAACTTTTTATCTAGTCTTTTAAAAATGGGTATTCGCTTTTTATTTGTTAGACTTTTGTTATACTATGTTTTTAAGAGATAAAATTGTAAAGTATACTTTACTTTTTTTGGTTACATTTAGGCTACACCTCTACAGATATAACCCCTTTTTTGTGTCAAGTTTATTTGACATTATTATCGGACATAAAATTTTGCTCGGATACTAAACTGGTTTAGTAAAAAATAGTCCGTAACTGTGTAAAAATTTGTAGCTATCCCAACCAACCTAAAAATTTTCTATAAATAATATTTTCTACATTTCTACATATTTTTTTTAAAAAT